ATTTGGCCTTCGCGCTCATCGCACTGAATGAACGGTCCTCGGTCCTCTACCGCGAGATCGATGCGTTGCGGACGTTGCAGGATGAGGCGCGCAAAGTCGGCGCTCGGGGCGCAGACATCGCAGGCGATGCGTTGATCGCAGCGAAGGGGGGCAAGTGATGGCCCTCCCGATCATCAGTGCCGATCAACGGCTGGCGCAGCGCAAGGGCATCAAGGGCTGCATCTTTGGCCGGTCGGGCATCGGCAAGACCAGCCTCCTGTGGACGCTGCATGCCCCGACCACTTTGTTCATGGATCTTGAAGCCGGGGATCTGGCAGTCGAGGGCTGGGATGGCGACACGCTGCGGCCCCGCACCTGGAAAGAATGCCGCGACTTCGCAGTGTTCCTCGGGGGGCCGAACCCGGCGCTGCGCGAGGACCAGCCTTACAGCCACGCCCATTTCGACGAAGTCTGCGGCCGGTTCGGCGATCCGGCCGTGGTGGATCGCTACGAGACGATCTTCATCGACAGTATCACTGTGGCGGGGCGGCTCTGCTTTCAGTGGTGCCGGGGTCAGCCCGAAGCCTTCTCGGACAAGACCGGCAAACCCGACATCAGGGGTGCCTACGGGCTCCATGGCCGCGAGATGATCGGGTGGTTGACCCACCTGCAGCACGCGCGCGGCAAGCATGTCTGGTTTGTCGGGATCCTCGACGAGAAGCTGGACGACTTCAATCGCAAGGTCTTCCAGCCGCAGATCGATGGCAGCAAGACCGGCCTCGAACTGCCGGGCATCGTCGATCAGGTCATCACGATGGCCGACATTGCCGATGCCAATGGCCAGCCCCAGCGCACCTTCGTCTGCCAAACGCTGAACCCGTGGGGTTACCCCGCCAAGGATCGTTCGGGGCGTCTGGCCATGGTCGAGGAACCGCACCTCGGGCGGCTGATGGCCAAGATCCAGAGCCCGATCCGCCCGGCACTGGAACGCCTGAGTTATCCGGCCGTCGCCTCGGCCGACCCTGCCGGATCGTCGGCAGAAATCACCCCTTCCACCAACTCGAACTGAAAGGAACCGTGCCATGTCCGGTATCTGGAACGACTTCAACTCCGCCCAATCCAACTCCAACGTCATCCCCAAGGGCACGCTGGCCAAGGTGCGCCTGACCATCCGCCCCGGCGGCTTCGATGATCCCTCGCAGGGCTGGACAGGCGGTTTCGCAAAGCGCGCCGCGACCGGTGCGGTCTATCTCGACGCCGAATACACGGTGGTCGACGGGCCCTATGCGCGCCGCAAGATCTGGTCGCTGATTGGCCTTTACAGCCCCAAGGGTCCGGATTGGGCCAACATGGGCCGCAGCCTGATCCGCGGCATCCTGAACTCGGCACGCGGGATTTCCGACAAGGACAACTCGCCCGAAGCGCAGGCGCGCCGCCGCATCAACGGGTTCGGCGATCTGGACGGGCTGGAATTCGTGGCCCGGATCGACATCGGCCAGGACACCAACGGCGACGACAAGAACGAGGTGCGGGGCGCGGTCACCCCCGATCACCGCGACTATGCCGCTCTGATGGGGACGGTTGCCTTGCCGATCAGCACTGCCGCGCCGCAAGGCTATGCCCCGCAGCAGACCACCCCCGCCACCCGTCCCAGCCAGCCCGCCTCAGCCCCCGGCAATGCCGGTCGGCCGAGCTGGGCCCAGTAAGGGGGATCGGCCATGCGCCTGCGCCCCCGCCAGAAAACCTTCGTCGAGCGCAGTGTGGCTGCGCTCGCCTCCCGCGGCAACACGCTGGGCGTGGCACCCACTGGTGCTGGCAAGACCATCATGCTGTCGGCGGTCACCGGCGAGATGATCGTCGATGGTGCCAAGGCCTGCGTGCTGGCGCATCGCGACGAGCTGACCGCCCAGAACCGGGCCAAGTTCCAGCGGGTGGTGCCGGGGATTTCCACCTCGGTGATCGACGCCACCGAGAAATCGTGGGGCGGTCAGGTCGCCTTCGCCATGGTGCCGACGCTGGCACGGACCACGAACCTGGCCGACATGCCGCGCCTTGACCTGCTGGTGATCGACGAAGCGCATCACGCGGTTGCCGACAGCTACCGCCGCATCATTGACCGGGTGCGCGACGCCAATCCTGATGCCCGCATCTTCGGTGTCACCGCCACGCCGAACCGGGGCGACAAGAAGGGTCTGCGCGAGGTTTTCGACAACGTGGCCGACCAGGTGCGGCTGGGCGAATTGATCGCCTCGGGCCACCTCGTGCCGCCGCGCACCTTTGTGATCGACGTGGGCGTGCAGGACGACTTGCGGTCCGTCCGCAAGACGCTGTCGGATTTCGACATGGCTGAAGTGGCGGGCATTATGGACCGCGCGCCCGTCACCGATGAGGTGATCCGCCACTGGAAGGAAAAGGCGGGCGACCGCCAGACCGTCATCTTCTGTTCCACAGTCGCCCATGCCGAGCACGTCACCGAAGCATTCCGCGCGGCGGGGATCACGGCCGCGCTGATCCATGGCGATCTGGCGTCCGACACACGCAAGGCGATCCTTGCCGACTATGCGGCGGGCAGCATCCGCGTCATCGTCAATGTGGCGGTGCTGACCGAGGGCTGGGATCACCCGCCCACCTCCTGTGTCGTGCTGCTGCGACCCAGTTCCTACAAGTCCACCATGATCCAGATGGTCGGGCGCGGCCTGCGCATCGTGGATCCGGAAGAACACCCCGGCATCGTGAAAACCGATTGCGTCGTGCTGGACTTCGGCACCTCCAGCCTGATCCACGGCACGCTGGAGCAGGATGTTGATCTCGAGGGCAAGACTGAGGCTGGTGAGGCCCCGACCAAGACTTGCCCGGGCTGTGGCGCTGAAATCCCGCTGGCCGCAACCGAATGCCCGCTCTGTGGCGAGGTGTTCCCGCGGGAGGATGACGATGCCGGTAAAGGCGGTGGCATCGCCCCGCTGTCTGGTTTCATCATGACAGAGATCGACCTGCTGAAGCGCTCCAGCTTTGCATGGGTCGACCTGTTCGGCACAGACGATGCGATGATGGCTACCGGCTTCACCGCCTGGGGCGGCATCTTCTGGCTGGATGGGGTTTGGTACGCCGTGGGCGGTGGCAAGGGCGAACGCCCGCATTTGCTGGGCGTTGGCGAACGCACCGTGTGCCTCGCGCAGGCCGATGACTGGCTGAACACCCATGAAACCGACGAAAGCGCCTTCAAGACCCGTTCCTGGCTGTGCCAGCCGCCGACCGAAAAGCAGCTGCAATACTTGGCCCCCGAGTGCCGCCATGACTTCGGCCTGACGCGCTACCGCGCCTCGGCGCTGATGACCTTCGGCTTCAACAAGCGCGCCATACGCCAGTTGATCGACAGCGCGGCCAGCCCCGAACGGAGGGCGGCATGACCCATGACCTCCATCACCATCATCACGGCCGAGGACCGGCGGCGGCTTTGGCATCCGCGTGGAACGCTCTGTGCTGTCTGCCGGCAACCCAGCCGTGGCTTTGGCTGGTTCGATCCGCACCGGTCGAAGCGGCCCCGGCCATCGGTCTGGTTCTGCTCGATGTCCTGCCAAGGCTACTGGACGCGTTTGGCGCGGGAGCGTGTGGCCATGGTTGACCTGACCGATGAAGAGCGCGCGGCCATCGCCGCCACCATGAAACGCGTCGCCTTGCTGATGGACGAGATCGGATGGGCCACCCCGCTGGCCGGTCTGACCGAGGCGCAAGTGCGTGCCCTGATCGAGGAAGCCGTCGAGGGCTTCCGCGAGGCCATGTCCGACATCGCCAAAGCCAATGCGCCGGAGGTGCCGTTTTGACGCTGGACTTCAATCACCGCCCGAGCTTCGCCGACCAGGTCAATGCCGCCGTCGATCAGGCCCTGACCGCCGATCAGGCAACTCGCAAGCCCCGCGACTATCTGGGCGGGTCGCGCCTTGGCCATGCCTGCGAGCGCGCCCTTCAGTTCGAATTCACGACCGCTCCGAAGGATGACGGCCAGGACTTCAGCGGACAGTCCCTGCGCATCTTTGCCATCGGCCATGCGCTGGAGGATCTGGCCGTGGCCTGGCTGCGCGACGCGGGCTTCGACCTTTACACCCGGAAGGGCAACCGACCCGATGGCGGCCAGTTCGGCTTTTCCGTCGCGGGTGGGCGCATCCGGGGCCATGTCGACGGCATCATCGCTGCTGGCCCCGTGGGTTTCGATCTCGCCGTTCCCGCGCTCTGGGAATGCAAGACCATGAACGCCAAGAACTGGCGCGCCTGCGTCAAGGACGGTGTCACGAAATCGAAGCCCGTCTACGCCGCCCAGATCGCCGTCTATCAGGCCTACATGGAAGCGAGCGTGCCCGGCATCAGCGCCGCGCCCGCCGTGTTCACGGCCATCAACAAAGACACGGCTGAGATGCACCACGAGTTGGTGCCCTTCGATGCCGATCTTGCGCAGCGCATGTCGGATCGCGGGGTGCGGATCCTCCAGGCGACCGATGCGGGCGAGTTGCTCCCGCGCATTGCCGCCAGCGCCGATTTCTTCGAATGCCGCTTCTGCCCTTGGGCGGCACGTTGCTGGAGCCTTGCGCCTTGACCAGTGACATCGTGCCCTTCAACCCCTGGACGGACTTCAACGACGGGCCGCCGACCGTGACCGCGTCCGGCTGCGATCCTGACCCCAAACAGATTTCCACCTTCCTCGACACCGTGTTCAGCTGGTGCGAGGGGCTTATCCCGCTGCGGGGCTTTGTCGACAAGGGTCAGGGCCGGGACGGCAAGCCGCACAACATCTGGATATCGGCAGACACGACCGCCCGCGA